CCGATGGAACCCTTGGGGGCGGTCGTGGTGGTGACGTTGGCCTGGATGGCGGTCGAATAAAAATAAACACCGGCCACCAGGTTGGATGCGGCAGCATCACCAGTGCTTACAACGGTGTTGGACACCAAGCCACCGTTTACAACGGCAGCGCCAGTGACAACCACAGAATCAAGTTGGGGGTCAGCGTATGCGACGCCGACGGCTTTGGTATTAGGCATGATGCTTCCTTTCAGCAGTTCCAGTTTTTCAGGGATGCCTTGGCCCTTTCGGCTGGGCCTTTGGCGTTTTTAACCACCCCTTCCATTCTCGCGCAGAAAGACGCCTTGCGTCCAGCGTCTGCCTTGGTCTTCGGGTTTGGTGCTGGTGGTTTCAGATTTGCGTTGTTTTTGGCGTTGTACGCGGCGCGACCCTTGGCCGTCATACCAGCCCCTTGCTCGGTGGGGCGGTAGTTCTTGTCTTTGCCCGTGGTGGTGCGGGCAATGGGCTTGTCGTGACCTTTAGGCATCTTCTGTCTCCACGACGGCGCATACGTCGCCTTCCTGAATCACCTGGTAGTCCTGGCCGTCAAACTCATGGACGGGCCAATCCAGATAGGTGCCGTTGCCGTACTTGATAAAGTCGCCTGGCTTGACTTCGGTCACGTCAGGGCCAACGGCCACGATCGTGCCCTCGTTCATCTTTTCGCTGTTGATGGTGAAGATGATGTCCGACAGTTTGCGGACACGCGGCTGCACCACTACGCGGTCACGCAGCGGACGAATCGGGCACATCTTTGGGCTTCCTTCCAGGCTTTTTGCGTTCAAGTTGTTCAGTCGATACAACAGGCAAGGCAATGATGGTGGTCAGTTGATGCTCACCGCACCAGTCCAATTCATGCTTGTTCTGGTGTTCTGGAAACCTGCGGCAGACACCCATGATCTGTGACTGGGTGAAAAACCGACAGGTCTTGCAGCGGGCGTCGCTCATCTGACGGGCTTCCCAGCCTTGACAGCAGCGTTTAGACCCCTTGCAACAGCTTCAGCAATACTTCTCATATCGGCTTCGTGCATCCGCTTCATACGATGTTCAGCGGGCGTTGCCCCGCGTTCCCTCGTAGATGGCACGGCTGATTTTGCCGGTGCGGTAGGCATTTTCGAGTGCATCATTAAGTCCTTTCCGTACCTTAGTATGGTCTATTTTGGGCAGTTTGTCAAGGCTGCTTACAACAGCATTTCCTTGCCCGCGGCTGTTGTCGATGGCCATGATGTGGAATCGGTGGTCATCACCGTATTTCGCTTGTAGGCGCTCCATCACATCACGAACACCGGCATGGGTCTTGAAATGCTCATCCAACGGTACGGTGCGGCCTGTGCCTGTGTCGGCCTCCATCCTGCTGGCCCGCTTCAATGCGCCGTTTTCCAGGGCATCTACGGGGTCGCGGTAGGTGTACACAATACCGACCTTGCGGCCAGCATCCAGGGCTTGTTTGACCTTTTTGTCGGCAGAATCGAACGTGTTCATGTTCGTGTCGTACACGATTTCTGCTTTTTTAACGCTTGGATGCTCGTCTTCGACCATCTGTAGGCCAGTGGTTTTTCCTGCCCCAGTCCCACCCGCGGTGAATAACACCAGGTTGCTCATGCCTGAAGGCGTCGGTTGGGACAGTTTGTCCGCGTACATCTGCTTGACCAAAGCGGACGACGGTTCATGCACGTCAGCCGACCTGGTGCGGTCTGCGCGGTATTCGGGGGAAAGTTCGCGGGCTTCGTCGGTGTTGAGTAACCGCCCGCCCCTGGTCGTGTTTTCGCCCCTCTCGTTTGTGAGTTGGGCGTATTCGGCCTTCAGGCCGTCGTAGTCTTTGGCCAGGCGGTCAAAGTATGCCGATTCAATCGGATTGCCCGATTGCGACAGTTGGGGCGGCTGCGGAACCAGCGATGCCAGGGTGGCCTGGGTGGTCGCAGCCTTTGGCTGCTGCTGCTGCCCCGCCGCTGCCAAATCTGACAGCGGGATAGCCATTTACTTCTGGTAGGAAGAACGCCCGTGGGTATAGCACATACCCTTAGAACGGCCACCGTTGTACTGGTGATTGCTGCCAGTGCCGTCGGCCTTGCCCATGCCGACACCGTTGACCAGCTTGCCGTGGCGCTCACCGCTGGAATCGCTGGCGCTTGCGCCCGCGGGGGCTTTGCCGCCAGAACCGTAGCCCTTGGGGGTCATCTCGGCGTTGTCTTTCATGGTCTGTCCTTTCAGTCTAGGAATTTCAGTTTGTACAGGGTCGAATCAATCAGTTGACTAATTTCGTCAATGATATTCTGGATTTCTGAATCCTGGGGCAAATCTTTGCGGGCTTCGTCCACAAACGCCTGGATGGATTTCAGGTACTTGACAGGCTCTTTCCCGGCGTGAAATTCGTCCGGGTAAGATTTGATTTTATTGTACCGACCCTGATACGCTTCGGCAAAGTCGTCGGCCAGTTCGATGATTTCTTCGTAGTACCGGCCCAGCGCCTTGTGCGCCGAATACGAATCGGTGGACAAGTGCATGAAATGCGTCACCGTGCTGCTGTGCAGCAAAGCGGCGATGAATTCGGCGGCATCTTCGTTCATGGCCAGATGATAGTGGAAAAAGGAGGGGCTGCAAAGCCCCCCCAAGGGCTACTAGTGGCAACTAGGAGATCAGCCGCTGCCATTCTGTCTCATCTGGGATCGGCACGTCAACTGGCCATCTCTTTGTTTCCACCAACAGGTCAACCGTCTTCCTGTGGGCCAGCCACCAGGCTTGCTGGCGCTCTCGCTTTGACCACTTGGTGCCCTGGTCGATGTCATGGTGGCAGTACATACACAGCGCCGCCACCAGGTTGTCGTCAGCCTTTATTGACCGGCCTTTCCCACCACCCCAGTTTGTGTGCGCGGCCTGGACGAATGACCCTGAACCGCACAACTGGCAGTCCAAGTCAGCCACCAGCCGCAGCAGCTTTTCGCTTCGGACGTACTGTCTTTTCGGGTATGACCGTTTCCAGGGTGCTGAATCGGTGTTCATTGGCGCACTCGTAGCGACGCTTTTTTTCGTTCGTAGGCGTTTTTCTGGTTTCTTTGACCATCGTCCAGGTTCCGCAGGTAGGGCATTTCATTCATGCGACCTTACCACCATGCGCTCGGTCGCCTGGCGGGTTCTCCAAATTTCTATGTCCAGACGTGCGGCTTCTAGTTCCCATTTCAGGGTTTCTTCGTCCTGCACGGCGACGGCCAGCCCCTTGAGCAGCTGGACGTATTCAGGGTCGGCCAGGGCTTCACGTTCCTGGGCGTTGGCCGCTTCAATGCCCATGTGTAGGCTGTCCTTCATCAGCATGGCCTTTTTGCTGCGCCGAAATTCCTCCAGGTAGACCCTCTGGGCCTTGGCCTTGCCGTAGTCGTGCGCCTTGTCGCGGATGTCTTGCGCCGCGTCTTCTGGTTGTCTCATCTTGCTATCCATTGCGCCTTGCCCCCCGTCTGGTCGATCTTGTCAAACGCCAGCCTGATGTACTGTTGCCCAGGAACACCGGCTGATTGCACATAGCCCTGGATGCCCCAGCTTTTGACTTCAGTCACAACAACCATGCAACCACCAAAGGTTTCCACGGCTGGGTCAACTTGCACGATGTCATTCACTTCAATCACTTCATCACCCCCAACATTCGTAAAGCGGCATCAGGCCCATCCACGATCACTACAGGCCCACCGCGCCAGGCACCGTGCCAGGTCAGTTGCTGATCGGTCAGTTGTCTTGCCGACGGCGGTTTGCGACCGTCTTTGACTTCCATAAGTAGTGTCTTGCTTTGGAATCCAACCAGCAGATCAGGTACACCCTGGCCAACAGCAGCCAAAGACTGAACAGTAGCGCCAGCCGCCCGTAGCGCCTCAACAACTTGCGTCTGGTTTGCGTCAATTTTTGCTGCCCGTCGCATTCCATTCCTTGTTCATGTCAGCGATCAAGGTATCTAGACCAGCCTGGCCACGCGCCTTGCGTATGTCCTGCTTGGTCTTTTCCCACCACGCCTGGCTGCGCTGTTGCTTGTACCGATTGACCCAGTACCTGGCTTCGCATTCCCGCCGCCAGGCTTCCGTCCATGTCTCGCCACCCAGCAAGGTCGCCTGTTGCGATGAGGGCTGCGGTGATTTGTTCGTAGTCAAAGGTTGTCCCCTCTTGCAGTCTGTTCAGCAGCTGGTGGCCTTCGTCGCGGGTCAAAATTGGCTCCACAGTTTTTTTATGACTTGTTCCATTTCAGGCTGAAAAATCTGCATTCCTTCGCTGGTGCCGGTGTCAGTCAACCAATACCCGTTTTGTGGATGCGGCTGCAACATAAAACGCCCGACCATGACGTACTGTTCAGGCATATTTGGCTCTTGCGCCAGCCTCTCGCGCAGGGCGGCGACTTCCTCATCAAAAGCGTGATAACAGTCTTCAAGCCATACGCTTGTATTTACCCACTCCAGCGCCTCCAGCGCCTGCTGCATCAGTTCGCGGTCAGTCATACGCCCCGCCTAATTTGCGCCAGGCGCTCACGAATGTAATCAGGCATCGGAACAGCGTTTCGAGTGCGTTCTTCAAACTGTTGCGAAATAGAGACAACCTTTTTTGGCTCGGGTATTTCAGCCCCATCCCACCGCATTTGGTTCAAGTAGACCAGGGGCGCAGGTACGAATGCCCCGTTGTCTTTTAACCACTGGTCGGTGGTCTTTTGCCACTCGACGTGTTTGATTATTTGGTCTGCACAGTGTTCGTACAGACCTTTTTTCCACCTGGCCAGACAGGCCGCTTTTGCGCCTTTCCTGGGACTTTTGGGCCATGCTGCCCAGAATTTATCGAACCCGCTTTCAAACATCGTTTTTCTCCAATCCTCCAGGAAAGAAACAGCGGCAAGCGGGAGGTTCGCCTTTCGGTCTGGGGATCAATCCAAACCTAGCCGTGTCTCACAAATCGATAAATTTCACCCAAAGACCCCCCTACCCCAACAGGAGTAGAGAGGGAAGGTTTCACCCCCTTGCGGGATCATCATGCTACGGGTTGGATACCGTATGCCCCTCGGCTTGATGATTCGACCAGCCGACCAGATTATTCGGGAACTGCCCCCTAGCCTTGCGGCATACTGGCTACGCTTTTCTTCCGCGCCACCACGATTGGGGTGCTTGCTATCGTGCGGAGTACGGTCTGCAAAAGCAAAAACCCCGCAAGATGCTCTGTGGTCTTGGCTCTTGGCGAGAGCAGCAGCTAGACGATTGAAGCGACCAAAAGTCACGCCTGCTACCTTGCAAGACCACACAGTACCCTGCGGGGTTTCAGTCGCTTCGTCGTCAGGATGCCACTCCAGACGGGTCGGATGATACATCAACAAAAAATTCCTTGTCAACCGCCCTTGAACCACTTGGGCCGCAAGGCTTTCAACTGCCACAAACGGGCGGGCGGCAGGGCATCGCCCCACTGGCTGATGGCCTGGCGCGTGATGCCCAGCAACTTGGCCAGCGCCATGGCCGACCCCGCTTTTTCAATGGCTTGTTTCTTGTCCATCTTGCGATGTTAAGCCAACTTGCTGTTGCCGTCAAGCCACCAATACCCGACTAATGTAAGTGGGCTTTACAAATAGTTGTTGACGTGGTGCGTAAGCCAGCTTAACATTCAGTCATGCCGTAGCAAATTGCAAGCGGTCTTTTAAGGAGTTCCAAATGTCTGCTGACTTCCAAATCCTTCCCTCTGACTTCAACGAAACCACGGTCACTTTCGTGGCTCTTACCGAATCTGCCAAAGAGGCGATCTACGGCGGCGTTTCTGTCCAGATTCGCAAGTCTCGCGTTCCCGGTTACGTTGAAATGCTCGAAACATCGGGCTTCGTAATTTCTTTCGCGTAATCCTTGACAGCCGGTGTAAAGCGGGCTTACAATCAAACCATGCCCTAACGGGTCTTTTAAGGAGAATCAAGATGGTCAAGATGATGAAGTTCTACGTTACCAACAACGTCGAAAAAGCCAAGGTCTGGTACCACCGCGGCACCCTGGTTGATGGTCGTGACTGCGTGACGATCTACGCCAGAGACTACACAGGCGCACTGGGCCGCGTGTTCCGCGACCTGGCCCCCTACGAAAACAACACCGACATGATGACCGACTACTTTGAAAAGGGTCGGGTTCGCATCTTCCCCGACAGCCCCTACTGGGACGCTGCTTGCGCTCGGGCCGTGCGGATGTAAACACTTGACAGCCCGTGTTAAGCGGGCTTACAATGCAACCATGCCGCAGCAAGCGGTCTATTAAGGAGAAATCAAGATGAATGCAAATCAAGCCTCACGCGACCAACAAATGTATGGTTGCAACTTCCAGCAATTCCTGGACAGCGTTACCGATTCCTTCACCTACAAGTTCAACGGCGCTAACATGATCGTTGCTGGCCTCATGTCTGACGCCCAGGAACAAATGGCCTACGGCGATGTTGAAGGCGCTCGTAAAACTCTGAACCGCGCCAAAGGCGTTTTGTTTGCGGTCATGGAAGGTCAATTGAACGCCAGCGGGGTGACAGCATGAACGCCGTCAAGACCATCCCCGCCAATCGTATTGCAACCTTTGTCAATCCTGACCTGGGCATTGCATCCACCGTGACCACCACCCAACGCGGTCTTGCTGTCACGTTGCTGGACACCGACGCTGAACAAATTGTCGGCGTCTACATCTACCCCGCGGCCATGCTGGCCCAGGCCATCAACAAGGCCA